GACAAAGTGTTGACAGTCTGTTATAGTAGCTATGTAAGATGAAAAAGAGAGGAATATATTATGGGTAAATTAAAAGGTTACATTATGGATATCGAAGAGGATGTCTATGCAATTGAAGGTTTGGAAGAGAAGATTTCTGAATCAGAAGATATTTCAGAGGTGCAGACTTTTGTAGTTGATGCACTTCAATTGAAAACCTCATTTGACATTGAGATTGCCAAGGATGCAGTCTCTAGTATGTGGAATGAAGGTTGGGCCTATTATCAGTAAGAGAGGATTATATTATGACACAAGTTGCAGTTATTCACACAGCGTTTGAAGATTCACCACGAACAGTTGCGTTTGTTGAAGTGGGTGAACGGATTGGTACGGAAGCTCTTGAGTATGCGTATCGTTGGACACAAAATATCTTTGATAGTTGGTCATTGAAGATGCCTGAAGATGGTAACGATGATGTTACTGTTATGGGTGAGATTGTTAATGGTATGGGTTTGCGCTCCACTTCAGTTGGTGATCAGATTTTAATGGGTACTACAAAATATAAAGTTGCTCCCTGTGGTTTTGAAGAAGTTTAGTATATTGTTGACTATGTTTGCACTATCTGGTTGTGTATCAACGCCCGAGTTGGTGATTGAAATATACCAGAAGTGTAAATATAGGAATGATTGTATTGGTGATAGAATAGGAGAAATGTTAAATGTTGGGTAAAACTACAACGGCTCTTCTTATCGTATCTCTTGGTGGGTGCCATCCAGCGTTTGCAGAAGCACCTTGTGAGTACGATAAGACAGTAGAGACTAATTGGACACAACAAATCGAAAAGACTTCTAATATAGACAAGAAGGTTTTTCCATATGTTGACGATACCAGAAAATGTGTTATGACTATGGATGTAACGATTGAAGGTACTACATATCCCACTGATGGTAACTATGTTTTTGGGCCTGACATGACAGAAAATGACGCTTGTGAACAAGCGACTATCAAGGCAAAGAAAAAAGTAATCGGTGAGGTTTCACCAGAAGTTCTGACAGCAAGAACAGAAATGAACTGTTCTACTAAAGAAGAATTACCTGTTCATGCGGCCGCACCACAACCAGAAGTGACTATTACTGAGAGTTCGCCCGTAATTACAGAACGTATTATTAATGAACCAGTGGTTACTGAAAGAATTATTTCTAGAAAAATTGTTGACGTAACGCCATCTACTGTGGTACAGTATATACCTAATAGAAATAAAGGTATTACTATTGGAGGCATAACACTCACTTTCGACCCACACAGTAACAAACGTGGTAAGTGTTATGCAAACTGGCAAACTGGTGGAACGGACTGTTACTAATGTTCAAGTTGATTATAGGAATTATATTGGGTATTGTGTTGATTACATACTATCCACAAATCGGTTCAGTATTAGGTGAATTGTTTACCGAATCTGGAATGCGTGATGATCTAGTGAAACTTTTAGAAGGGATATAACATGAATAAGATCATATTGCTTGGATGCACTGCACTACTTGGTGCTTGTAGTTCAACAAAAACTGTGGAGACATTGACAAATGTTCCACCAAACAGTATCGTAGACAAAAAGGTATACGAATACAAAGCACAGGCTGTAGTCGACCAGATTGAGGTTATGCCTGAGTGGTTTTTGAAACCACCAACTAGTGAGACTTCAATCTATTCAGTAGGAACTGCTGTCTCACCTGACTTGCAACTTACTGTAGATATTGCAGTACTGAATGCAAAGACAACTCTTGCAGACCGTATCAATGGTAGGGTTCGTTCTCAAACCAAAACCTTTATTGCAAAGATTGGTTCTGAAGAAACAGACACTTCTATCTTGTCAGAAGTTGAGAAGGCGACAAAGAATATCATCTCTGATGTAGATGTTGCTGGTTACAAGGTTTCTGAGAGTTCAGTGGTTGCAAACGGTACACAGTATCGTGCATATGTTTTATTGGAGTATTCTGATAAGGAGGCGAATAAGATTATTATGAACCGACTTAGAAAAGATAGGATGCTCTTATCAAAGATACGTTCAACCAAGGCTTGGAAAGAACTTGATGAGTCTGTAAATGAACAACACAATAATGATTCACAAGAATCACTAACCAATATGGAGATACTTACAAGTGATTAAAGAACTGATGTTGTCTTTCCTATCTATCGCCGCAGAACCATCTTTTGCAGATGATGTGACGATACCACAAGGAAACGATTTCGCTGTCGAAGAGGCGATTTGCCTCGCCGACAACGTATATCACGAAGCACGAAATCAACCAACTGCTGGACAGATGGCGGTTATCTCCGTGACTGTAAATCGTGTAAATGACCCTCGTTTTCCTAACACTATCTGTGAGGTAGTGAAGGAAGGGCCACATCGACCAACTTGGAAAGGTACTGGCGAAATGATACCTGTAAGGCATCGTTGCCAGTTCTCTTGGTATTGTGATGGAAAGTCTGATAGGATACATGATACAGAAACTTGGAATAACATATATCTATTGACAAAAGGTATTGTTTCTGGTACACTACAAATACTGGATATTACAGAGGGTGCAACACACTATCATGCAGACTATGTATCACCAGCGTGGGCAAAGACAAAGACTAAAACAATAGAGATTGAAGATCATATCTTTTATCGGTGGGAGCGAGTAGAATGAATTTATTTTGGTTAGATGAAGACCCTTTCAAATCTATTGAATACCACTGTGACAAACACATTGTAAAGATGCCAACAGAGTACAAACAAATGCTCTGTACGGCACATCGTGTTTTGGACGGTACAGAGTATATTGATAGAACTAAAAGTGGTGCAAGAATCAAACGATGGAAACACCCAGACAGAACGATGGAGAAAATATTATTCAAGGCTTCTCATGTCAATCATCCTACTAACAAGTGGGTTCGTATGTGTCGTGAGAACTATTCTATGATGTTTACTTATTACATACTATGTTGTAATGAGTATGAACATCGTTATAATAAAATACATGGTGCAAAAGATTATTGGGATATGTTGCGTGAACCACCAAAGAATATGCCATCTAGTATTATGGGGCATACACCTGTACCACAGGCGATGAAACAGTTTCCAGAATGTATGGTGGAAGATGATAGTGTTCAGGCATATCGCAACTTTTACAATGTTGCCAAGAGGCGTTTTGCCACTTGGAAGGAAAGAGAAAGGCCTTATTGGTATGAAAGTAACCGATTACGAGTTGCCTGATTTGAGGGCAAAGATTGGTGCATTGCAATCAGAAAACAATCTCTTGAGGGAAGACCTCAAAAATATGACAGCCGCTTACTATGGACTCCTAAATAGGATCAAAGAACTAAGTGAAGAGAAAATAGATAATGCCAACATATAGATTTAAAAATAATGATACAGGTGAGGAGTTTGATGATTTTATCAGCAACTCTCGTAGAGAAGAACTCTTAGAAAAAAATCCTCACATATCTCAGGTGCCATTACCATTTGGAATTGTTTCAACAACAGGTTCAATTGATAGTAAAACTGACGGTGGTTGGAAAGAGGTTCTTAATAAAGTTACTGATGCCCACCCAGATAGTCCACTTGCAGATAGATATGCAAGAAAGTCTATTAAGGATGTTAAGACTAAACAGGTGGTAGATAAACATCGACATAAATGGAGAAGCAATTAATGGCCAAAGCAAAAGACATTCGTATTGATAATATGGTAACAGTTAGTCCTGTTACTGATAATCAAAAACGTGCCTTTCAAGAATATAAGAATGATAAGAATCTTTTCTTGTATGGTGCGGCTGGTACAGGTAAAACATTTATTACGTTATATCTTGCAATGCAAGAAGTGTTGAAAAATGAAACAAAGTTTGATTGTGTTTATATTGTTCGTAGTGCAGTTCCAACTCGTGAGATTGGATTCTTGCCGGGCGATGAAGAAGATAAGACAGCACTGTTCCAAGTTCCTTATCAGAACATGGTGAAGTTTATGTTTGAACAACCCAATGAACAAGCGTTTAGTATGTTATATGACAGACTAAAGAATCAAGGTTCACTAATGTTCTTGACAACTTCCTTTTTGCGTGGTATAACATTAGACAATGCAATCATCATTGTGGATGAGGCACAGAATTTGACATTCCATGAACTGGATACAATCATTACTCGTGTGGGTATGGATTCAAAAATTATGTTCTGTGGTGATTTCTTCCAGAGTGATTTGCAGAAGAGTATTGATAAGGCTGGAATGCAACACTTTATGAAAATTCTAAGGGGTATGGATTCCTTTGCAAATATTGAATTTACACTTGGCGACATTGTTCGTTCTGGTATGGTTAAAGAATACCTTATCAGTAAGATTAAAACGGAAGGTGATGAGTAATGGGTAAAAAGAAATCGAGGGCGCATCAGACTTCCAAAGGGGAACGCCGATGTGTCGCACGAGATATTGTGAAAGCAACTCGTAGAGATTATATGCAAAGTGACAAGAGGATTACAAATCAACTTGCCGCATTTCTAAGGGGCAAGAATGTCATGTTGACAATTCCAAACCCAAATAAGAATGAAACGAATAAAAGGTTTATTCGTGTTCCAGCCGCTGAACAGTGGCGCCGTGGTGGCAAATCAAATAAAGGAGTATAGATTATGGAAGTAATAGCAATTATTGCCGCAATGGCAGCAGGCGCACATTATCTTAATAAAGATGATGTGTCAGATAATGTAGTTCACAGTTCGCAAACTACAGCAGAAATTTCAAGGTTTCAGACAGATATATACAACGAACTAAATCTGGCAAGCATTGATTGGAGCAAAGCAGGCAATTCTATTGTAGGCGATTCAAGTGAGAATGGCATACAGTGGGTTTTTATTACTAACTAATACAAGGACTATATTATGTTTAATCATGTACCAGTGGAGATACCAGAGGTATCTACTAAGACTATCAACAAGAAGCGTTTCTATGACACTCCTACAGGGTTCTATCCCTCTATTACAACAGTATTAGGTGTTCGTAAAGAAAAGCAAGAAGGACTGCGTTTATGGCGTGAACGTGTGGGCAACGATGTTGCGAATCACATCATGCGTACTGCGGCAGGCCGTGGAACTGCTGTTCACCATATGTGTGAGGACTTCCTTAACAATAAAGAGGTTATCCAAGAAGAACAAAAGTTCCTACCTTGGTGTTTGTTCTCACAACTAAAACCCACGTTAGAAAAAAGTATAAATAATATTTTCGCACAAGAATGTGGATTGTGGAGTGAGAAATATCGACTTGCTGGGCGAGTGGATTGTATCGCTGAATGGAATGGTGTTCCTTCTATTATTGACTTCAAGACTTCACGTTCTGAACGAAAAGATGATTACAATTTTGAATATTATATGCAGGCATCAGCCTATGCAGAAATGTTTGAAGAACGAACAGGAATTGAAATCAATCAGATTGTAATTCTTGTTGTAACAGAAGATGGACTAGTTCAAGAGTTTGTTAAAGAGAAGCACGAATATCTGCAACCTCTTATTGAAACCATTGATATGTTCACAGAACAATGGGAAAAAGAAAATGAAGAAGTTGATGAAAGTCCTGCCTTTATCGGTGCTCCTGTTTAGTAGCGCTGTTTTAGCAGAACCGAAAGATTTAGAAAAGCAAACACCACCTCAAGTATTTACCTCTGACAAACCAGTTACTTGTACTACTGATGAATATGATGTAGTCAAACAAAACTTCTTGGAATCACATGGAGAAGTTGGTTTTATGAGATATATAAGTGACAGTAAAACTGGTGTTGAAATAATTGGCAATCCTGATACTGGTACTATCAGTATCTTGGAGTTTATACCATCAAACAAGTATACTTGCTTTATTTCTGTGGGAAAAGAACTACAAGTAAACAGTAACGTATTTGAACAGGTAAAACGAGGCATAGAAACTAAACTTTCTATAGTAAAACTTCTTGACAATTGAAACCCCCTATGGTATAAATAATATACAGTTTGTTGATACAAACCGAATACTAGACAGGACGCCGGGGCAGTACCGGCCGCCTCCACCATAAGGACACTGATATGTGGATATATAAATGTGATGCTGGTACATATACCGAAGATAGTTTTACTAAACTTCTTTATGTAATATTTGCACACAGATTTAGTCACCTGTTAAAAGGTGAAGGTTTTAGAGATTAGTGTCTTTATGATGGGGGCGAAACAGGATCGACTGATAGGGATAGGTAAGAGTAGAGCTGTGGGATGGATGCCTAATAGTCCAAAAAAACTAAACGCAAACGATAACTTTGCACCTCAAGATTTTGCTCTAGCAGCATAATCGGATAGGGTTTCGGTAGGTTTCCTAGTAACAGAATAACCTACCACTTAATTATGGAGTTAGTATGTACAGAGTGACAGGATATTTTAGAGAACAAAAGGTAGTCAGATACTTCACTGATGTATATGACGCTATTGATTTCAAAGATATGGTTGATGCAAACTATCCTCTGAAAGTGACGTTTGAAAAAGGAGTATATCCAGTGAGAAGTTTTATTGTAGACAGTTGGAATGCTGTTATGAATTCGGAGTACAATCCACTTAGTGCGATTCCACACACTGGTACTAGACATATGATTATGCAAGTACTAGCGTGGATGTGGGTGATTGTATTCACAGTAGTGACAGGTACATGGGCATGGGTTGGTATTAATATCGTTGTCCATACTCTATTACTTGGTGCTATTGTGGTTACTGTTGCAACATTTGAAACCGCCAAACGTAAACCAGAATTTTTTGGTGGATTTGGTAGGGCACAAGGTGGTGAACACGAATAGGGTGATGCCTTAATACATCCACACAGACCAACGGTTAGTCTGTAAACGATGCACCCAGCATTTATACACTGGCTCTGCTTTATTAGATGGGGGGAAGAGTATTCCTTTCGCTTCCCCTCATCACTTTACAGGAGTAGATTATGAATCTAGAAGAACTAGCAGTGATGACACCAAAGAAGTTTGCAATCAAGATTGAAGAGATTGTAAAAGAAGGACTTGGACAAACTACATATATGGACGCTATCCTAGACTATTGCGAAAGAAACCAAATGGAGCCAGATACAGTTGCTCCACTTATCTCAAAACCCCTCAAGGAAAAAATAGAGGCCGATGCAAGAGAACTAAACTTTCTTCCAAGAGTTGCAACATTACCAATCTAAGGAGTTGTTATGGAAGCATGGGAAGCCTATCAGATGTATCTTGGTCTAAAATTGCATTTCACAACAGATTATGATTACACTAGGTATGGGGGTAAAACTTCAGCCACTAAGGCATCTTTCCTCAAAAGAAAGGATAGATATTTTTTCGCCAGAGTTGCAAAAAAGTATGATGATAAAACCCTAGAGTATTATGTTTCAAATTTTATTAAATCACCAAAGGGGTGGTTAGGAGATTTCAAAGAAGAAAACTATCTGGATTGGTCTAAAAACAAACAATCATTGACATATAATTTTCTTACAGATATGTCATTTTTATTTTCGATTGTAGACGATTTTAATTCAATTTTCTCTTGCCAAAACGGCCAACATCCAGTATTATTAAAGAACTTCCTCGCCAAGAGGATATCAGTTGAAACGATGGTAATCCTACAGGGGTTACTGAACTATGTCAGAAAATGGGATAAGGAATTAGAAGATGATTTAGTATGGCCTGATAGTAGACGTTTAATCGTCAAGTATGGTGCATTTCTTGATTATGATAAAGAGAAATGTAAAACGAAACTTCTTAAACTGACTAAGGAGACTTTCTGATGAAACAGGAAGAACTAGTAAGGGAAAGAGATTTTTACAGAGCAAAACTCAAAGAAGAGAAGTCTCTGGTAAAAACACTAAGGTTTGAGTGTGCAGAACTGCAAAAGCGTGATGCCGAAGTAACCAAAAGATTGTCAGAAATGGCAAATCGCCCAGTGATGCGGCCCCGTAACAAGCGTCCTCACTAAATAACATTTCCTGAGTATGAATCAAAACTGCTCATTGACATTTAATAGGAAGGTGAAGATTGGTATGAAGAATAAGGAAAACTATATGCTTACAACTGCTAAACTGGTATCGTATTCGATGCCAACTGAAGCCTTTGAACAGGAAGGGTTAAAGAACGTACAGGACTTAATCTCTTACTGTGCTCGTGTATCAAATCCGGCAAACCAATTTAATAATAAAACCTCGACAAAACTTATACAATACTTGATTAAACATAAACATTGGTCGCCGCTTGAGATGGCGAGTGCTTGTTTGGAGATTGAAACAACTCGTGATATTGCACACCAACTAGTGCGTCACAGAAGTTTCAGTTTTCAAGAATTTAGTCAGCGATATGCTGACCCACAATCAATGGGTGATGCGTTTACTTTGCGTGAATGCAGACTCCAAGACCCTGAGAACAGGCAGAACTCTATTGAAATAGAAAGTGACCCATCTTTACAATTAGACTTGCATAGACAAGAATTGATTACAG